TTCATACACTTGAAAACGAAACACACCCTAATCAATCACTTATCACAGACCTCAAGAAACAGAAACTGAAGCTCAAAGATAGTATCAACGAGCAGATGGATCTATTCTTGGACAATGAGAAGGAACGAAAGTTTAAACAGTTGTCAAGCATGATACACGAACAGAAGCGTCTAGACAAGAAGAGGCGTAAATCTCGTAAGAAGCGAATACAGTATGCTATACGAAGAATAGATAAGGTGTCATTGTCTGGATGATTGATATATACAGACAGAGGCGTCAAGCTGTTGAGAGTAATACAGCGATCAGTTATACGAGGGAGATATCTTGCGATGGTAACTTTCTACTCAATACACCCGAGCAGGAGCATCCCCTCGTCTATTATGTGATACCCTATGAGAGCAATCAGGTCACCTGTGGGTATTGCAATAAGACTTTTGCTTATGTCGAATCGGATGTCTAAAAAAATCTCTAAAAAAATTCAAAATTTTCTTTCCAACTTCTTCGAGTATGTCTATATGTTATTTGGAGTATTGGCTGTAAGTTTAGTTGTATGTGGGGGAGTTTACGGTATTGTAGATTTAATCTTATAAATAGAACGTATGGTAAAAAGTTTTAAACAAGTAGAAGAAATAGACTTGGTATGTGAAGGTATGTATCAAGACTTAGTGATCACCGAAGCGGAGTATCAGGGTAAGAAGGTCAAACTGAATGACCCGATACGAGGTGGTAGTAAGAAGTTCTATGTTTATGTGAAGAATCAAAAAGGTAATGTAGTCAAAGTTTCTTTTGGTGATACCACAGGCTTGTCAATCAAGCGTGATGATCCTGCTCGTAGAAAATCATTTCGAGCAAGACATAATTGTGATACAGCAAAAGATAAGACAACGGCAAGATACTGGTCGTGTTATCAATGGCGAGCAAACGCACCTGTCAACAATTAACATGAAATTTGGCGATCGTTATGATTGGCGTGGTCAAGTGCTAGTTTATAGTGAACGACATGGTTGGCATCTCAAGCAGACCGAAGCACGAAGGCAACAACGTAAAGAAGTTCATGTTTCAAAAAGAAAAGGTCAAATAGATGACCGTACAGGCCGTCCTGGCAAATCAAAATAAATAAATAGTATCGAATCAACCTCTTAATTATAAGGAGATATCAAATGAAAAAAATATTAATTACAATCGTAGCGGTAGGTTTTGTATTGTTTGCTTATCAAGCAAATGCTGCAGAAATTATACCATATGGTTCATTTAACTATAAGTTGTCAAATGATGAAAATTCATCTGGCAAAACTTACAGCAAACTTGAAGATAATGGTTCTTCAATTGGTGTTGAAGTCATAGACTTAGGCGCTGAAGGAGATACTATTACAGGTTTTGCTAAACTTGAAGTAGGTGTTGATACAGACGATAGTGGATCGAATACTTTTGATTCTAAACTTGCCTATGTAGGATTAGATTCGAATATGGGTCAACTATCAGTAGGTCGTCAATCACATCCATTTGCAGATAACATTGGTGGTAAAACATCAATCTTTAATGTCTATGGCGGTGGTAGCGATTGGAACTATGGATCAAGATCATCTAACAGTATGAAGTTTTCAACAACACAATCAGGTCTGACTTTAGACACGATTGGTATTGTTGACGGATCAAGTACAAACACAAATGCTTTTGATGAGTTCGAAGTTACAATATCAACTAAATTACTTGGTAGCGATGTATCAGTAGGTTATGCTGATGATGTAAACAGCGATATATCTTATTGGGGTGTTGCAGGTTCAACAGACCTAGGACCACTTACAGTAAGTTCATCATATACAATATATGACGCTGCAACTGACAAATATGGATTAGAAGCAACAGCAAGTTACTCTATCTTTAGTGTTGGTTATGGTGATAAAGAAGGAACAGGTGTTTCATACACAGCAGGCGTATCACATGATTTAAACAAATCAGTAAGTGTTTATGCTGAAGGTGAAATGAAAGATTTAGATTCTGGTTCTGATACGACCTCTTGGTCTATCGGTAGTAAATTTACATTTTAAGTTAGGGCATTTCCAGCCCAATAAAAGAGGGGACCTAGTGTCCCCTTTTTTTATTTAAACTCTCCAATTATCTTGAATAGATTTGCCTGTAAGGCTGTAATACTTTTCTTTCCAGTTGTCTTTGTATTCGTTCTGGCAGAATCGTTTGATAGGATCATCATACTCACCAGCAAAAAAATAACTAAAAATGGACTCAATAATTTTAAACATTCATAACCTCTCTTTATATAAAACATATACAAATATTTATTGAGAATGACTATGTGTTTAACACATTAAGATTGCAAGGTATCTATGCGATTACAACATAGTATGTTTTGAGGTAAAAAACTACTACATCTATAATTCCTTGGTCTTATAAGTATGGGTGTGCTTCCCTCAGAAACCAGCTAAGCTAGCTCCCAGAGGTATTGTGATGATCTTGTGATAATTGTATTATAGCATAATGTATTACTTTCAAAAGGTCATTCTTATTCTTACCTTCTTTCTTACCATAACGTTGAGCATACTTTAATATATTACCCATACAGAAACCTGTACCATGGCCTTGATCAATGATGATTTCAGTTGCTTGTCTTTTCACACCATTTGCATAATGTGAATCATATGTATTGTCAATGTAGTTTTTTAGGTCTTGAATAATTTGACCTTCATTAAATTTATAGTCTGGCATGTATTTTTTCTTTCTGTTGTTTTGTTATTGTCATAGGAACGTGTTTCACTATTTTGTTTCGAATTGTATTTGAATCTAATCCTAGTATTTTGCAATATTGCATAAACTGTGGATCGTTACTCATAATCCAATCTATTGCTGATTGTTTATGTTTTAGATACTTCTTACTAGTACCTGTATAAGCAGCGTCTTCAATTGCTTGTGTTAATATACTTGATATAAAATTTTCTTCTGGTAACATTATATTTCCTTTTCAATTTGTGAGAAGTATGCCCAATATTGGTCACCGTTCTCGGTTTCATAATTTATCGAGCCTGTATAGTTACAGTCCGTGTTGTATTCACCTACTTGATATTCATTCAAGCCAGACTCACCAGTAGATGATATTTGTATACCTGTGATTTTACCTTCTCTAGGTAAAATCTTTCTAACGTTTACAGATACGTTGTCGCTCACTTTAATTAACATTTTATCTCCTCAAGGTATTCTTCTACCTCGTCAATGTGATTGAAACCGATAAGGTCCCAAGCAATATCTGCTGACTTTACAAGTAGCATAGCAGATGTTACAGTTTGAGCGCCTGATTTAATTTGACTCTCAAGGTTAGACAAAAAGTTTTCGGCATTTTCCATTGCCCAGTTTTTCACTTTACCCATTATATAATTTCCTTTCTATGTTTAAGTGATGAGATACCTGACACTTTGTCAGTTACCATAAATTTATTTTTAAGATTTATTTCATCATAAGCAGTAGCAGAAAATTTAGATTCAATGCTACCAGCATGATATAATTCTTTATTTAACATTAATAGTTTTTCTTTAATATTTTTTGGTGAATCAAAAGTAAAACCATCGTCAATTAGGTCAGCAATATTTTGAATAGATTGCATGATTTCAAATTTTTCCATTATGCAACCTTTCTAGGTTTGAATGAAGCACATACGGTTTCTCTAGTACAGAAATAACCATTATGATCAAAATACCACATTTCATTCCATAATTTTTTATTTTTATAGATTAATGTCATCATATGCTCACGTGGCATAGTATCTAATCTATCAATAAAGTTAGCAGCGGCAATAAATTGATTGCCACCGATTAAGTTTGCTGCGGTCTCATAGTCTTGACCGTCCATATCGTCATGCTTAAATCTTAATAAGTCTTTTTTTACGTTTTTTGTGTTAATCATGGGTATACTATACACTAAAAACAGCATAATTACAAGAACTTTCGGGCGAAAAACCCAAAAATCGGGCATTTTTTGAGTTTGTTGCAAAAATACAACACTTTTGTTCGCTATTTGTTCTAATTTAATAAATTTTTTGGTATTTTTATAGGATCCAAGTCATGCTTTCCGTCTTTTATTGACCGAATTGCCGTTTCTAACATTTTTTCGGCGCCTTCACGCCCAAATTGTGCCACATAACAATCTATAGCAGTTTTGAAAGTGATTGCTACCGCTTGAGACATCACTTCGGTGTGTTTTGTCAATAATTCGAAAAGTTCTGCTTGAATTTCTAACATTACCATTTGGTCTTCGTCTAAATTTTGCATAATACTAAGATTATAACATATCCTAAACGATTTGTAAAGCACTTATAAATAGTTTTATTAGGTTTATTAAAAGGAAAAGATATGTACGAGTATAAATGCAAAATTAGAAAAGTTGTTGACGGTGATACCGTTGATATTGATATTGATTTAGGTTTCGGTGTCTGGCTCAATGATGAAAGAGTGAGAATTATAGGCATTGATACTCCTGAATCAAGAACTAGCGATAAAGTCGAAAAGATTTTTGGTTTAGCTGCAAAAGAGAGAGTGAAGCACTTATTAGGTGATGGCGCTACTCTAATATCAAAAGTTAAAGGTGATGGTAACGAAGAAATGCGAGGCAAGTTCGGTCGTATTCTTGGTGACTTTAGAACACCACAAGGTGATTTATTAACTTCTAAATTAATGAAAGAAGGACACGCTGTTGCTTACTCAGGTGGCAACAAGGAAGTAATTCAAACAAAACATTTAGAGAATAGACAGAGATTAGTCAACGAAGGTAAGATTGATGTTGAAGGTATGGAAATAACCAAACCTGCATTAGTACAAAAACCAATCGTTGAAGAAGAACCGGTTGTTGAAGAAGTTTCAAAACCAGTTAAGAAGAAAAAGAA